ATATAGAAGAATTTGCTAAACGTATTTCTAAAATAGAAGATTTTGCTGGTCTTAAAAAATCTATTGAAAGATCTTTTGCACAAAAGTCTTGGGATGTAATTACAGAAGTTTATATTAATGCTTTGTTATCAGGACCATTAACACAAGTAATTAACTTAAGTTCTACATTTATAGAAACATTTTTAAGACCATTAGAATTATTAACTGGTGGAGCTTTAACTATTTATACTAAAAATGGTAGAAGATCTGTTAGATTAGCATTTTCAAGATATAGAGGATTAATTAGAGGAATAGACGATACATTAGTTTCAGTAGGAAGGGCTTTCAAAGAAGAAGATCTATATGCTGATAAAATGGGTAGAATTATAGAGAATAAAGCACCAAAAGCTTTTTCATCTCAAAACTTTAATATTAAAAATAAAACGGGCGCTGCTATATTTGATTTTGTTGGCGGAGCGTTTAGATTACCATCAAGATTACTTGTAACAACCGATGAATTATTTAAACAAATTAACTACAGAGCAAAATTACATGAGATGGCAGTAAATGGTGCATTAAATAAAAATCTTAAAGGTGCTAATTTTGATTCTTATGTTAGAAAATTTGAGAAAAAAGGTTTTGATAAATTAGGTCGTTTTGTAAATGACGAAGCAAGAATGTATTCTAGGGAAGCTACATTTACACAAGAACTACAAGGCGGAGCTTGGTTAGATTTAGGTTCAAGATTTCAAGCATTATCAAAAGGTAATTATAACCCGTTTAGATTAATGTTACCTTTTGTTAGAACACCAACAAACTTATTTAGACATCAGATGCAAAGAATGCCTATAACAGGATTTTTACAAAAACGTAATTTTGATATGTTAAGAAAAGGCGGAGTTGACAGATCAGAAGTTATTGGAAGACAAGTATTAGGTTCTATGATTATGTACAAAGCATTTGATCTTGCGATTAACGAAGAAATTACTGGAAGAGGACCAAAAAATCCAGCGTTAAGAGAAGCTTGGTTATTAACTCATAAACCATATTCTAAAAAAATAATTAAAGATGATGGAACAGTAGAATGGGTTGCTTACAACAGAATGGATCCAAGATTTATGTTTGTAGGTATTGTAGCAGACTTAGTTCAATTTATGGATCAAGCAAATCCAGAACGAGATAGAAATATTATGGCTGGATTAATGGTTAGTTTGGTTTCTAATATGGCATCAAAAACATATTTACAAGGTGTTACAAGTTTAATGACCGCAATTGGAACTGAAAGTCCAACTAGATGGCAAAGATTTTTAAATGATACTGCAATAAGTTTTATACCTTTTTCAAGTTTTATGAGACAAACAAATAGTGATGCTTCGATGAGAGAAATAAGAACACTAGCGGATTCATTAGATAATATAACTTGGGGTGATGCAGAAAAATTACCACCAAAAAGAAATATACTTGGTGAAGTAATGCACAAACCAAAAGGTGTATTTGGTTTTCCAATTAAAGATTGGTTAATTCCTATTGTCGGAAAAACTAGTACAACTGAAAGCACTATACTAAAAGAAGAATTATCTAAACTAGCAGCAACTAGTAGTACAGATCCTGGTAAAGGTATAACTAAACAAGGTAAAAGATTAACAAATACTAATATTGATTTAACAGATCCTAAATATGAAATTGATGGTGTTACACCATTAGACAGTATGTTGGCTTTATTAGAAACATACACAATAAAAGATAGGAATGATCCAGACTATGGAAAAACTGTAAAACAAGCCTTAGAAGATATGGTTACTAAGTCTCCAGAGTATAAAGCGGCAGAAGGACCAGCTCAATCAGGGTTCCTTAATGAAAAACGAGGAAAAATGATTCAAAGTGTATATAATAAATACAAAACTAATATCAAAAACTTTGTAATTCGTAATAATCCAACATTATTAGAAGACTTTAACAACGCATCATTAGAGAGGTCTGATGCTTGGAAACACAAAGATAGTCTAAACAGATCAAACAAAACTTTAGACCAATTACTTAACTTTTAACAGATACCTCTATAGGAAAAAACAATGGCAAATTCATTCGTAAGATACACTGGTAACGGAAGCACAACAGCTTTTGCTATACCTTTTACATATATTGACAGTGCACACTTATCTTGTACTGTTGCTGGTGCTAACACAACATTTACTTTAAATGCGGCTGGTACCACGGCGACACTATCATCAGCGCCGGCAAATGGAGTTGCAATTGAGTTTAGAAGAAAAACAAGTCAAACATCAAGACTTACAGACTACGTAGCTGGATCAGTACTAAAAGAATCAGATCTAGATACTGACTCTATTCAAGCATTTAATATGTCACAGGAAGCAATTGATGATTCTGGTGATGTTATTAAACTTGATAATGCAGACTTTCAATGGGATGCACAAAGTAAAAGACTTAAAAATGTGGCGGATCCTACAGCAAACACAGACGCTGCAACAAAGAATTATTTAGAAAATACGTGGTTATCTACAACCGACAAAGCAACATTAACTAATGTTAACAGTAATATAGCAGCAATTAATACTGTTAATAGTAACATATCGGCCATTGGTACAGCAAACACAAACGCTACAAACATTAATACCGTCGCAACAAACATTGGTTCGGTTAATACAGTGGCATCTGATATTACTAAAGTTGTGGCAGTTGCTAATGATTTAGCAGAAGCAGTTTCAGAAGTAGAAACAGTCGCTGATGATTTAAACGAAACAACATCAGAAATTGATACTGTTGCGACTAATATTGCAAATGTTAATACCGTAGGTTTAGCAATTGCAAATGTAAACACTGTTGCGGGAGCAAATGCTAATATTGCGACAGTTGCGGGAAACAATAGTAACATTACAAGTGTTGCAGGAAACAGTAGTAATATTAATTCTGCGGTTTCAAATGCAACTAATATTAATAGTGTTGCGGGTATAGCATCGGATGTAACTTCCGTTGCAGGAATTAGCGCCGCAGTAACCGCTGTGAACAATAATTCGACTAACATTAATGCTGTAAATTCAAATTCGGCTAATATTAATACAGTAGCTGGTAATAATACAAATATAAATACAGTCGCGGCAGCAAATACAAACATAGGAACAGTCGCAACAAACGTAGCTGGAGTAAACAGTTTTGCTGAAAGATACAGAATATTGTCGTCAGCTCCATCAAGTTCAAATGATGTGGGTGATCTTTATTTTGACACCACTGCTAACGAATTAAAAGTTTACAAATCAAGTGGATGGGCTGCAGCAGGTTCAACTGTTAACGGTACATCAAATAGATTTGAATATACTGCAACAGCAAATCAGACAACATTTAGTGGCTCAGATTCAAATTCAAAAACTTTGGCGTATGACGCAGGATTTATTGATTGTTATTTGAATGGTGTAAAATTAGCAAATGCAGATTTTACTGCAACTTCAGGTACTAGCGTTATATTAGGTACAGGTGCTTCAGTAAACGATATTTTAATGGTTGTTGCTTATGGAACATTCCAATTAGCCAACATATCAATAAAAGATTTAACAGATACTCCTGCAGGATTTGGCACAGCAGGACAAGCTCTTGTTATGAACGCAAATGCAAATGGATTAGAATATGCAAATGCTTCATCAGCAGAAGTGTATGGATTTGAAATTGTAGATATTGCAACAAATCCAACTTTAAGATTAACAACAACAAATGGTGGTGCTGATAATATTTCATCAACAGCTTATGAAAATTTTGATGAAGTACAGTACGCCGCAACAGGTTTTACTTGGTCGCTAAACGCATCAGGTAATTTAATAGCAACAGTCTAACAAATAAATAACAGGAGAAAAACACAATGGCAACAATAGACTTGGGTAAAATTTCATTTACTCAGAAAGGTACTTGGGCATCAGGTACAGCATACACAGCAAAAGATGTTGTCCAATATACTGACGGAAACGATACTTCGTCTTATGTTGCGATTGCATCTTCAACAGGACAAGCACCATCTACAAATGGTACAGTTAATTCAAGTAACTGGACAATATTTGCAAAAGGTGCGGCTATAGGTTCAACATATCAATCAACTTTTGTAAGTGGT